GCCAACGCCCTTCATGTTGCGAACGGCGGGAGAGGTAACGAGAATTTTGATCATGGTGCTTGGTTCCAAAAGTGATAAAGTCGATTTACGGAATCGCGGCAGTAGTACCGGAATTCCGTAGGGCCGATATTACTACGGAATTTGAGGAGTACGCAATGACATTCCCGACCAATGAACTTTTGGACGAAGCAAAAAAAACAACAGGGAGCGACTACAAGACAGCCCAAGCGCTGCAAGTCACATCACAGCGAATCAGCGATTGGAGAAAAGGACGGCAAAGAATCCCCCACGGTGATGTGGTTCTACTGGCTCAGATTGCAGGACTTGAACCGGAAGCATGGGCAGCGCGGATCATTTGCAGCCACTACGAGGGCGACAAACTGCACCGAATCGAGAGTGCGCTAAAAAAGTCATTGGCTCTGACTGGCGTGGGCGTCATTGCGTTTGGGTCCATCGCAGCTAACGACGCCTATGCGTACTTCATACGATGTATAAACGACTAACAGAGGCAAGGCGGTTTTGCATCAGGGAAATCCCGAATACACCGCAGGCCGCAGGGTTTGCCCTTCGGGACATGCCGCAAGCGGCATACGAGCCGAAGCTGGCACACAAGCGCCCTGTTTATCAGGAAAAGCCCGCCAGCCCCTGTTTCCTCATAAACGCAATTCGCCGCTCGGGTGGCAACTTCTGAACCCACTCGACAATTGGCAACTTCGGTTTTAGTGCTGGTTTTGCCTTGGGTTTGTACTTTTCCTTGATCTTGTCCAGCCACGAAACTTCGGGCAACTTGTCCCACGGTGGCAAGATAGTCGCGCAGCCGTCCGGATAATCGTTTACAAAAACTTGCCGGGTGTCGTATGCCTTGTGCAGGTCATCGCCGCGATACGTCCAACGCTCAGCCACGACAGCGTTTTGTCCGTAACCTACCCTGGCTGTAGTCACGTGCATTCGAGGCAGATAACCCCATTCATCATGTAGCGCCTTGAGGAAGCCGCCCACAACCGGTATTTTGATCTTGTCCAAACGAATGCAGCGGCACTGGTATTCAACCAGCGACTCCCGAACCTGCTTATCAATCATCCCGGAATCCTGCACGATCAAATACACATCCCATCCCAACTTACGCGCATGAATCAGCCAATCAATGACGCCGCCCCGGTCCTTGTCCTGAAAATTCCGCGCATTCAACCACGTACCCAATTCATCGAGAATGAGCACCCCGTTTTTGCTTTCATCGTAGCTATCAGGGTTACCGTGCCCAATGGCCGCAAGGTCAAACGAGGAGGGTTTGTCAGGTATCCGAATGTAAGTAGACCGCCGCTCGGGTGTCAGCTTGTCCAACATCAAATTTACGTTAGAAGCGACACGGCGACCTTTACGCAATGCCTCTTGTGCGCGCCACACACAGAACTTTGTTTTGCCAGTCCCTAACTTGCCTTCGACAGAATAAACAGGCATATCAACCGACCGCCATTTTTATGAGGCGCGTGGTGTATTTGACGCCAACAACGCACATTCGATAGAGCATCAAAGACGCAACGACGGTGCCAGCAATGGGAGGAAAAAGCAGGCCGAGAATGAACCCGTACGAAGTCGAGACAATGGCGGCAAACCATGGCCCGATCATTGTCGTAAACGTTGCCACACACGCCAAGTAAATCGACGCCAGAAGCAAAACCGCGGTCATTCTGGTGGCGTACTTGACGCCAAGAAAACCGGCCAGAAAATCAAAGAGCTTTTCCCACAAGCCCTTTGTGAGAGTACCCAACAAGCCAAGGGCACCAGCCCCAGCAACAGCTACAACGCTTGCCATTTATGCATCTCCCAATGACGACTTCATGAACAAAGAAATTGCCCCAAAGAGCCCCCCGAGAATCCAGACCATCGACATAATTTCGTGAAACATTGGCTGGAACTGGCAGATATCAATGGACGACATGAACGGCGCAAAGGCGGGCGTAGGAATGTTGCTGCAAGCGCTTGGGAGAGCGAAGGCCCAGTTGATGGACGGAATAGCAGGTAAAACGCTCGTCGGCGTTGTTACCAATTCCTTCACCTTGTCGTAAGGCTTTGTGGCCCTTGTCAGATCCACATCGTCGGCATTCTGGATACCAGTAGCATCCAGCTTGCAGACTGGCGTATCAGGCAAGCCGCAAGGGTCTTTTGGCTTTTCCACTGGTTGAGCCGCACCAGTCGTAGTCGGGCCGGCAGTGACCACGCCAGTCGGTGAGGTGTTCGAAACGGTGGTGGAATCCGTCACGGTAACAGCGGGAGGGGCGTAGACGATGTTTTTCGTCTGCGTAGTCGTAACCTTGGAGCCATCAGGGTTAGTCACAACTGTAGGCGGCAAGGGCACGGAGGCAGGCCCTGTCAGCGTATTTGGCGCAGGGAGGGGGATAGCCTCACCGGACGCAACCGCGTCAGCCAAGGCCCGATTTATAGCCGAGGTAGAAGGCCACCCGGACTTAGCCGCGACAGCATCAGTAAATTCCTTGACAGTGGAAGGCAGAGCAGGGGCATTAATCCCGGTTTTTGGATAGCCAGCCAAAAAGGTATTTGGATACGAACCATTCGAGCACGTGCCATAGATGTTGCATTGCCCAGCCCCGTTATCTGTAATGCTAGTGACAAGGAAATATATGCCCCCCGCATAATTGCCGTAGCAACCCGAGCCAGAGGTTGGGATTTTATTAGCTGGAGGATTGCCACAACCGGGCGCAATGTTTGAGGACTTGGAAACCTCAAAGGTGCCGGTGGTATTGACGAACTCAAACCCCAATTCCTTGCCGAGGTCATAGAGCGCAACACCAGTAGCGAGAACAGGAAGGGTTTTGCCAGCAAAGCGACCCAAAGCGCCTGCAATGTTTGCCGCACTGGGTGACGAGCGCACAACCACATCCGCAACAGCGGTGCCACCGAGTGAAATCCTTTGTGTGGCCTGGGCGTAAACCGGACCATTTGCAGCATTCAAAAATTGCAGACTGGCAGCGTTTGCACTGGTGGCGGAGGAAGCGGCAAAAGTCCAAGTGTTCCCGCTCAAGGTTTGAGGGTAAGCAACGGGCAGAGCCTGCGCCGATGCATTGACAGATGCCAAAAGGTACGCGGCCAGAATGGCGACAAAATACAGAACTGAACGCATGGAAACCCCTTGTTTTTCCATAGGGCACTGCAACCAATGCCCTACAGAAAACCGGCTTAAGAAGCCTTGGGAATCTTCTTCACGTACTTGAGCGCGATCATGAAGACCACAGACACAGCGGCCAGACCAACCAGCGCCAGAGCGTACCCGCCCACCTTAGTGGTAGCCGTAGCGAGAGCGGTATCGAACGGGTCCGAGCTTTGAGCAAAAGCAGAAACGCCAGTCAGAGCGCCGAAAGTAACCAAAGCGGTGCGGCCGCTCACCAGATCACGAAAGTTCATATGAACCCTTCAAAAGCACCACAGGAAACGCTGTAGCCCCGTTACTCCCAAAGCGGGAATTCATCACGCCGCCTGCGCCAATTTTTTGACGTATGCGACCTTTAAACCGACCACGTAACCGAGCGCCCAGCACCCGGCATAAGTGGCAAAAATTTTGGCAACGGTGTCAGCATCAATCATTGACGCAGCCCCGATTCATAACCCTTGAAAACCATGTAGCAGGCAAAGACCACAAGGCCAGCTTGCAACAGATGGGAAACGTTAGAAAAGTCCATCAGCGGTCCAGCCATTCATTGAAGGCCTGCGCCCGCGCCATGCTGTGAGCCTGAAAACCCGCATCAAGTTCACGCGCCGAATGCGGAGCGGGGAGGGCAGCACAAGCACCCAAAACAACAACGGCAAGCAAGGCATAGAGCGACTTCATGAAAGCAACCTTTTGACGTGGAAAACGCATTCCCACAGCAGCACACCGACCACCACGCCGCAGGCAAAAAGCTGCACAAGCTCGCCGGTTGAAACGAAATTTATGTAATTCACGCGGCCACCCTTGGAAAGGTGCTGTATGCGCCATCATGGAACTTGTCAGGCAAAGGGCGTAGTGCCGTTATCTGGATGCCATCCGGTATGCGTTTGATCGAATACATAGCTTCGAGCACTTCCCCGGTGGCCTTGAGTGCAAAGCCCTTGGCAAGCCGCACAACGTCACCGACGCCATGGGAGCGCTTGACCCATTCGGGAAGATTGAGCCACGAACGCACCGCACGAGCGGCATCATTCAGGCCACCGATGCCATAGAGCCGCAGGCCCTTGGGGAACCTGCTTTGTTCACCCAGCTTCGAAAGGTATTTCATGAGGTAACCGACGCCAGAGCGCGCAGGCTCTGTGTTGCTCATGCCATGGGGCCACCACGGCGCTTTAAACTTGTCCGAAGGGGTACGGGTAGGCTCATCCCAATGCGGCATCTCTACGCCGAACGGAAGCCATGCGAGAAGGTGGTAATGCACCACGGCCTCACCAGTGCGCTCCAGACGCTTGGGCTGTATCTCAGCCACCCACGTATAACGGCAGGGATAGCCGCGCAGCTTGCACCAGTCACGGAAGCCCTGAACGGCTTTACTGATGTGCTGGGAGGTCCAAGCGTTTGCCCTGGCATAGGTGAGGGTAACAAAATGGCAGTAAGGCAACTGTCCAGCAGTAGCCATGCCATGCAGGTGACCAGAAGCCCATACAGACTTCTTTAGCCGGTTAACGCGCCTTTCGGCAACGACCGAAGGAGCAAAGGAAACAAGACCGTTCCGACTTGTTTTAGATGGGACAAGCCCACCGGATGCCGCTCCCCCCGCACCCCCGGCTTCGCCGGTGGTGCGGGTAATCGCGCCACCGGCAGCAAGGGCGGCAGCATTGACGCGCATGGCATCAATGTGACACTGGCGGAGGTCGGAGACAATCATGCAGACAACTCCACCCGAGCGGTGCAATCGTTCAACAGGGTCCAGCGGTGGCCGCAGGCCTCAATGGCCAACAGGTACGCATTCCAAGTGTCGAAGGTGGAAAACGTCCGGTATCCGCCTTTGGGAAGGCTGACCATAAATTTGTGGACTTGGGCGCTCACAACGTGCCCCCCATTACGACGGAGCGATCCGGGCCCAAAAATTCGATAGTGGCCGCGAGGGTTTCGCCTTCGATAGCAATGGAAACCACGAGGCAGGGAGTGTGCTGATCCAGCGATTCACTGGCGACGGAAAAAACGGCGGCACGTAAGGCTTCGAGCCGAACGAGCCGCCTGATTTCGTCAATTTGTACGGCATCAAGCATGGGATTCCCCCCTTACTTGGCAGCAGGAACCGGAACCAAGCGGGGAACAAGCTCCAAGTGCCCATCGCGGGACACATAGCAAGCAGAGGGGGAAAGGGTGTATGAGCCGCGAGGATACGGGGCTTGGCCCGTCTGGAGCGTGAACTCGAATTTGTCGGGAATCTCGGAGACTTCGCCGGTTTCCTGATTGACCACGTAGGCATACGCAGTCTGAAAATTCATATCGTAGGGACGCCCGGAGACTTTGCCAACGCCCTTCATGTTGCGAACGGCGGGAGAGGTAACGAGAATTTTGATCATGGTGCTTGGTTCCAAAAGTGATAAAGTCGATTTACGGAATCGCGGCAGTAGTACCGGAATTCCGTAG